TATGTTAAATAAATTATGTTAAATAAATTATGTTAAATAAATTATGTTAAATAAATTATGTTAAATAAATTATGTTAAATAAATTATGTTAAATAAATTATGTAAAAATATTATCACATAATAAATGTTTTACATCATATTAGGTATTTTATTCTCATGCTTAATCTTAAGAGGTATATTTAAGATTAAATTTCATTTTTGGAGCGTCCAACCAGTATTTCATATTTATGATTTACAACATTGGTTTAATCCGTATAAAGTAATTGAAACCGATTTACCTTCAGTTAATAAATATGTTAATATAATTGATATACGAACATATTCAATAAATGAAATAGGTGAATTGGATACAACAAAATTTTGTAATTTTTTGAAAAATAATTATTTAAGAAACAAAATGTGTGAATATGTTCCAGACGAGAGACATATTATGGAATATCTAAAGTCAACAAATCAACCATCTTTTATTAGTATATACCGAAAACCAAAAATATTATATAGTGGTGGTAAAAATATAAATAAGTTAATTATCAAGGATAATGAAATTTGTAGTGTAATTTCTGCGAAAGTATTAAACATTACTTTTAAAAATAAAAAGACATTTCCATTGTATTATATCGATAATTTATGCGTTAATCCAGATATGAGGAAACAAGGTATTGCACCAAAATCAATTCAAACATTATATTATAATATACGTCGTAAAAATCAAGAAATTAATACATATTTATTTAAGCGCGAAGGAGCGATGAATGTTATTGTTCCGCTAACTACATATGATACTAAATGTTATGATGTTGATAAATTACCGGTTCTTAATTTTCTGCATGATTCAATGAAAGTAGTTGAAATAAGTAAACAAAATATTAATTTATTTATTAATTTTTTGACAGAGAAAAAGGAACTATTGGAATGTATTATAGTTCCTGATCTAACAAATATTTTAAACATAATTGATGTTGAAAATATTATGATATATGGTATAATTGAAAATAATAATTTAATCGCGTTATACGTGTATCGTGATTCTGCTACTACTTATAACGAATGTTATTCATTGGAATTAATAAATTCGTTATCATTATGTCACGATAAACATTCGTTTATTTGTGGTTTATCCGAATCATTAATTATGTGTGTTAAAAAAATGAATAAAAAGAAAGTGAATATTACAAAATTATTAATAGAAGAAATTGGAGATAATAAAATTTTTACTAAATATTTAGAAGAAAATTATATTAATTATTTATTTAAAAGTCCTTGTGCTTTTTTTTTATATAATTACGTTTCTTACACATATGCTTCTGATAAATGTTTTTTTTTATATTAAATTTTCATGCAATACTTAATATAAAAGCTATAACAATAATTCATATATCCGATTATCCGATTATCAGATTATTATCTTACATATTTTCCTGCGCGGGCAAATGAATCAACAATAAATATCATGAAAACGCCAATAAATGAATACAAAATAATTTCTTCTGTTACGTGACCAGTTTTTTCATCGCGTCCCTCTTCTATCAAAAGAATTATTTTATCAAGTTTATTAACTAAATCATCCTTATTTGTAAATGAGGAAGAACTCATTTGTGTGTAATAAGGTACGCTCGCTTTATAATAATCTTCGTTTTGACTACTTTTAAGTTCCTGATATGAAACGGGTGTTATGGAATTGTCAGATTCTGTATTTATTTCTGTATCTGGATTTATATTTTCGGGTTCAATATTGTCTCTTAAATTAATTCTCTCCGAACCAGCAGATTTAGGCATATCATGCGGTGTAAAATCTGCTAAACCAGAATCATCACCGCCTGGTTTATTATGTATCTCATTAATAATAGCATTTAAAGATGAATTTTGTTTAGAAGTTTGTTTCTTAATGGTTTTGTTTTTAGCTAACTTTTTCCTTTCTGTTATAGAAAAGTTATTATTATTATTATTATTATTATTATTATTATTATTACTATCATTAAAATCCGAGTATGCTAAAGAAGTGCTCATGTCTACTATATGAAAATGAGATATTATTATTTTATATATTTCCTTAAATATTCTCTATTGTTAATTTATAATGAGGAAACAAATGAAATTTAAAATGGAATTACTTATTCTACCAATTGTAATATTATTTATTTACTTTAGACCAAGATTTTTGGTAAATTTTAGTTCAACGCCTTTGGGTAAATTTTTAATGTTATGTTTAATAGTATTAGCAACGCTTAAAAATAAATGGTATGGACTTTCTGCTGCAGTGTTAAGCATTATTGTTACAGAAATGTCTATAATCGAAGGAATGGATTTTATGAAGGATATGAATATTGATGAGAAAGCTAAAGACATGACTTCGTCTATTGGCGAAATGAAAGAAAAGATAGCAGTGCCGACATATCCCGGAAATGATGAAGCAACACAGTTATCGAAGCAGTTGACCGAGTCATTAATAGATAATATTAATAATGCTCAAGGAGATGTTAATATTGAGACAGATGACGACAAAGATAGCGACGAAGCGAAAGAAGATGAGGAGGCATTTACACTTATTAATAATTTTGGTATTACTGGAGGTAATGAAAGATTATATATGGATGAAAAACTCAGATCCAAAAATTCAAATGATTGTATACACTAATTTATTTTAGTAATATATAATAATGTATAGTATATTAATTATTTTATTATTTTTGTTAATTATATTATCGATAGTTGGTTCTTGCAATAAGGAACCTTTTATAGAAAGTTCAAATATTTATAAGAATTATAAAAAAAATATTAGAGTAAAGCGGAAAAATATTGAAAATTTTTCAAAAAAAAAAATAGACGATGTTAAATATAAAGTGAAAAAATTTATAAGAATACATGGTTTATAATTTTCTCACTGTTTATTAATGGTGTTAAAATTACCTAAAAAAAAAAACGTTGGTTTTTTTAATTCACTAAACGCTTTAAATAGCAACAAATATATGTTTGGTTTGATGATGTTAATGTTAAATATAGGTTCGCGCTATATTGAACTGGGATTTACAAAAACACAGGAACATGCCTTGCGACGTGGTTTGGGTCGCGAATTATTAATTTTTTCCACAGTTTTTATAGGGTCGAGAGATGTTGTAACTTCTATATTAATGACCGCAGCATTTATTATTTTATCTGATTACATATTTAATGAAAATAGTCGCTTTTGCGTTCTTCCAGAAAGATTAAAAAAAATATCTGAAATCGTAGATAAAAACAATGATCATGAAATCTCACCACAGGAAGAGGAGAGAGCACTGGAAATATTACGAAAGGCCGATGACCAAAAAAAATATATGCATCAGGGCATTTTAAATAGTTTCTTAGCAAACGCACAGTTTTAATAATTATTTTAGGTAAAATTGATTTATAATTAGAAAATTATTATTATGTATTAAAAACTTTTATACACAATAATATAATGAAACTAATGATTTTTACCCTCTTCTTTGTTCTCGCAAATGTTGATTCGGTTAATATAGGGGCAACTTTTGGAACAAGGTATCGTTCAATGAAAAACAGATTTAATGAAAATAAAAAATTTTATATGAATGATATTAACAGCATTTATAATTTAGTTTCATATTCTAATTCTAATTCTACTTCCACTTCCACTTCCACTTCAAGTCCAACGTCTTATTATCCAGACAATATTATAAAAAAAAAACTTCGTGTTAATTATAAAATCGCTAAAAAGTGTTCTAATTTATTTGTGAACAAAAAAATTAAAATGTTATATGATAACCAGAATGAGATTATTGATAAAACAATTTGTTTTGTTAGTGATAATTTAATAAATGAGTTGCTTTACCTTTTTAAAATATATCATTTAACAAACGACAATACAAACTCATTTATATATATTGTAATATATGAGTCTGTTTGGATAAGCTATAAGGTATTATTGCTTAATAGAAATAATAAAAATAATGATGAGGGTGTCTCTCGCGAAAACTCGCAAATTCTATTACAACAGCTAATAATAAATATTATAATATACATCACCATAAAAAATATATTTTTAAATACACTCGTTAAATTTATCGGCAATTAATTATCTTTAAATAACGCCTTAATGTCATTATTCGGGTAATGATATGCGTGGTCCGGTTGATCTTCAGAACCATCTTTAATAACGTGATAATCGCCAGAGTATGTATTTAGATCATAAATATTAAAGTTATCGTCCAAATTAAATTTTTTTGTTCTTGTTGAAAAATTAATGCTAATACTTCCCTCCTCTCCGCTAATAATTCTGTGAAATATACCTGCTGGCCAGACAATCATCGCAGAACCATCATAATACAGTTTATCATTTTTATAAATTTTCTCGGGAGTTACAATAAAAGATGCCTTTTTTTTCTGCGCGGGACAAAATATATCAATGTATCGTGTACCCTGCAGAACCATAAGATTATCATCTTGTCCGGGATGCATATACCACGGACGCTTGCACGGCGGAACCGAATCTTCGACCGGTCCAGGTGATATACTATTTGACATGTGAATTACTTTATCGATTCCGTCAATACGCGGGATATCTGAAGGAACCATTTCATCAAAAATAACACCACTTGTCCTTCTCAACATTCTTAGTGGAATGAGACGGTACATTATTATTAATATTATAACAATGGCTATTTTTAAATCACTTTGATAAATAATAAAAATTGATATAAAAATATTTAACTAATAACATAATTAGTAATATATTATAAAATGATTAAAATGATTAAAATGGTTAAAACTATAACTTTGTTATTATTAATAAATTTAAAAGTAGTTTATAATTTTTCATTATCAAATAAAAATTATAATTCTCCGGAATTAATGAATAAATTGGCGAGAGAAAATTATGGATTAGTATATTATTTTTCTAAAAATTACATAAAAAAACATAAATTAAATAAAGAACAGTGTAATGATTTAATACAGGAAGGTTTTATTGGATTAATGTTTGCTGCCAGAAAATATGATGAAAATAATTGTGCAAACTCAAAATTTACAACTTATAGTGGTCTGTGGATAAAAGGGTATATGACAAAATATATAAAACAAATGTATGCAAATAATCATATGCTTTTAAATGAAGAAATAGTAAAAACGTATGACCAAGATAATATTATAATTTCTATTTTTGATTTGGATATTTTAGATTCTTTGGAAAGAGATATAATAACTAAAAAATATATCCGCCGACCAAGAGTAATAACAAGTATCTTGGCATCACAATATAATAAAACATCTTGGGATATAGCAAAAATAAATAACAAAGCATTAACCAAACTACGAAGACAATATATAATTGAAAATAATATTACATATTTATAGGTAAATCATCGCGTATAAATTTCGCACAACCATCTATGTTCCACCCGATTTGCAATGTAATTATTTCTACACCATTAAATAACGCTTTATTGAATGCTTCTTTGTATATTGGATCTACGTTAGAAGGTTGGAAACTGGAAGCATCTTCTCTCTGAATAACATAACACATTATTGTTCTGACTTTATTTTTATTCTTCATTTTAATTTTAGTCAATTCGGTTATATGTTTTAATGCGCGCGGACTAACGGTATCCTTTTGATTTTTTCGATATCCGTCAGGAAAGTAAGCAATTTTACTATTAACATCTTTATCATCAAAATTCATATGCTTTCTATCTTTTTTATAACAATCCACATAATCGGCAAGAGGAACATTTTTAACTTCCATTATAAAAAGTATTCCATTTTTATCAATTCCAACAAAATCAAACCGAGAATTCATTATTGTTTTTTCTCTTATAAAACGTCCCCCAACAAGTGTAG